GCCAAAGGAGGGCCAAGAAGTACCAGTACTTGAGAACCTTGCGGCGCCAGTCATTCGCACAGGGACACCCCGTGCGCTCGAGGTTTAGGATCCAGCTCAGGGCCATGATGTTGAGGAGAGTCCCCAGGATGGCGACGCTTGGATGGATCATTTTATATTATAAACAAAGAAAATTTCATTCAGAATCATAGTCCGATGAGTCTGGTTGAATAATTGAAAAGTTTTTAAATAGTTCATCATCGTCATCAGAGTCACTCAATTGAAAAATACTAAATTTTGTTTTTTCAAAAGGGCGGGGGTCTCTGATGACGGCGGCAAAGGCGCAAAAGTCGCCACCTGGGTCGTATGGCTCGAGACCCTTAGGACCCATCTAATTATTTCTAGCGTTTTCTGTAGAGTCTTTGGGCGCACGAGATCAAGGCCGGCTGTCTCCTGTCGCCTTCTCCACTGCATCCTTCAGTGCCTCCTCTGCAGGACTCTCTGGTACCCACGATTCCCACGTGTCTGCACACTCGTTCACGAGCACGAGCTGTGGATCGTCCCCCTCATATCTGGTCCACGCCTCTTCTGGATCCTCAGATTCCTCCTCCTCGTCTTCATAAATCTCTGGAAAAAGATCCGACTTGCTTGCCGACGACGTGACGGGCGGCGAACATGAGACCCATGCGAACATCCTGGGCAGTAACGCAATTTCGGCCAGTCGCCTTTGCATAGTGACTGGCGATGACCATGGCGGGAAGGAAGATTTCCATAGCGGCAGCCTCCATTGGGGAGAGAAGGGGGCGCGTCTCTAACTCAAGTACACGAGATACCCATCATCTCCGTTGTTATCGAACAAGTTCTTGATCGTCTTGAAACCATCAATTTCAAGGAATGTGTAATATCTGGCCCATATCGTGAGTATTCTGTTGGCTGGAGCCGGCTGTAAATAGAAATCAAAATATTGATTTTTTATTCTTCCAAAGTTTACTGATCCTGCGGGATTGGGGTTTTCAGGATCGAGTGAGAATGAGTACATATAGAACGGGTGGGTAGGCACTCGGGTATGGTAGTCTATGAACTGGGTCGTTCCGATATATGTGCTGGTGGCCCAGAGTGGGTTGACTCTCTGGACCCCCTCAAAGTACATGGCCATTGAATTTAATTGATTTATGTTTGAATATGTGCTTGCCCAGGATCCAGAGAGTGTGCCTGTGTAGTTGAACCAGTAGTCCGGAGGGGTCGAGGAGACATTTCGAACAGTAAAGAAGAGTTCCTTGACGGGGTGGAGAAATTGAGTCACGGCCCGTACGTTGGCGCTCTGGGTCGTCACGGAAAACTGGGCCCGTTCGACACTCTCGGCAAGGTAGATCATAGGTCCTCTTTTTTTAATAAAATTTTTTTCAGAATCGCTCAAGACGACAAACTCTGTGAGAAAGTTCAACTGCATGGCTGGGATTGAAGTGACTGGCGGGGTTGTGAAATATGAGCTCGGGTTGAGACTGACTCTGAAGTGCATGTCTGGGACGAGGGGGAGGCCGGCCCGTAGGCACTGAAAGGGAAGGGGGACTGTAAACTTGAGGGGGTACGTAGGAATTGTGGTCGAGGAAGGTCCGAGTATGGTTGTCAGGGAGACTTGCTTGGAGGTTGGAACCTGGCACTCGTTAAGGAGGCCCATGTACTCACCCCATACTCGCTCGATGAGTTGAGAACCGGAATAAAGTTCTACAAAATTAATCATGAGGAGTCCGGCGCTCGGAAGAATCTGGACAAAATCCCCGATGGATGTGGGAATCTGAAATCTCAGGTACATTGCAGTCATGAGATCTCCGATAAGAGGGATATCCACGGAGACTTCTTCACCATATGTGGGGATAGATTCGATACTCACATCGATGACTCGACTTGCAAAGGGGGCCTGGGCCCTATACGCCTCCTTGAAAAATGTAATCTCAGGTTGTCCGGACAATATGATATCAGCCTGGCCAAGCTGAGACAGAAGTTGACGTCCGGCCATCTACTATTACTGATACATAATTCCAGAAAGCCCATTCTCCACGCGGAGTATATTGTATGATACAGCCATGAGGCGAAGGGTCTTTGTTGCGAGCGACGTGAGTGTCGGCAAAGTGAATTGAATGGTTTTTTGATATATTCTGCTCATATTGACGGAACCTGATGGCCGGGGATTGAGGGGTTCCCTGCACAGGGGTATCATGTGTATCTTTCGATCGGGCTGTCTTATGTAGGATTGCAGGGGGGCTATAAACCTTGAAAAGTGATAATCAAGAGTTGACGAGTCGACGAAATCCTCGCCGTTAAACTTTATAGTGATTCCTATCCCGGGATCTTCATCGTACGAGTACACGGCATCCGTAGAGTCTTGAATAACAAAAAAGAGTTCTCGCACGGGACCAAGAAAGTCCATTCGAAACGTAAGACTTCCGTTGAGAAAAAAAGTGTCGTACTGTATCTGAGTGATTATATAGTCCTGACGATGTGTCATGAACCACTGAATCTCTGGTTCTGAGAGATAGGCATAGTCTATAATCATTGAAGTAATCACAGAGAGTGGCGTAGGCGCCTGATTTGCACTGAGGAGTAGGGATTGAAAATTATTAAAATTTATCCAAATTTCTAAATCTTGGAGGGGCAAGGCGCAGATGGGCAAAGAGAGTTCAGCCTGGCCATAAAAGAAAAAGGGGAGATTTATGTAATATGTTCGATCGTTATACACGTAGGACGAGTCGAGTTTCCCTGTGAGAAGAGTAAGACCGGGTTGGTTTTCTTGGGCCACGCGTAAATCGTTATAAATTTCAATCATTTCTCCTGTAAGAGTCTGGATCAGCTGTCCGCCTATTAGAAGTTCTGCGCTTTGTATGAGATATGTGCCGACAGAGTCTACATATGAGTAGGACAATGGGACGCCGGTTCCCGTGACTCCGAGGACTGTAAAGTACGCATTGGATGTGACGTTTGTGGTTTGTTGGCCGGCGATGGTTCCCGCGAGACCCATGCGAACTTGATAGACTGTAGTGATGGAGGGGGTCAAGACGGGGACGATGAGATCGAGGGTATAGCCGCCGGACATTCCGAGGGGAAGAGTTCGAGAGGCGACCTGGGTTCCGCCGCCGGTCGCGAGAACCGCGTCCGTCCCGGCCCATACGCTCACGTTTGACACGTAGGCATTACTCGTCTCGAAATATGAACTTATTTTGTATTGTGAAACGTTTGAGAGACGGAGATTTCCACTCGGGAGGACTGCTTCGTGGAACGAGCTCCCGGATGTCGTGGTCAGTGAATAGAGGTTGACGTTCGCAAGGCCGAGGGGATAGTTGGTCCCGGATGTTGCGTTGAGCAAGAGACCGTTCTGTCTGAAATCATTCTGGTGACTGGTGAAGAATGTGTTTGATCCAAAGTACTCGACAGTAAGGGATGTTGTGGATATAAGGTTGCCGATTGGTCCTGCAAGATCCTGAGTTCCAATGACTAAAGAATAATTATTATTTGTTGGATTGAGAACTTGAACTGGGAGGGTGAAGTTGACAGTGGGGCTCGAGGCCTGAGGACTGTTCCATTGAGCGATGACGTTCGCCTTGCTGCCCGCAGGACCCGAAAGAAATTGTTCGCACAGAAGGACATAACTCACGGTGTTGGAGGCGCCGACCGAGATGGTCCCGTAAAGATTGTAAAGTCCTGAAGATGTAAAGTTGAAAGTATTTCCTAAAGTATTGGCTGTAATCTGGGGGATGTTCCCTTGACGAATAAAACCAGATGTGAGAAGTACAGTATTATTGACGAGGGTAGAGTTGCTGGTCGGCGGGAGGGCCCAGAACTCATTGACGTCCGTGACGATGACTGTCGCATCGGCGGCGAGAGTTGTGGTTGATGGTGTTCCTTCAAAATCGAGGAAATAGTACTGTGTAGGGTCGGAAACGTAAAAGGGAAGAACGGCGCGGGGATTCTGGCCCGTGAACTGCACGTTATATGTATATACGTAGTCATATGTCCAGCCTCCGAGAGGTCGGTCGGTCGTGCTGTTGTGGAACACGCCGATACGGGTCGGGGCTGAAACACCCGTGGGTGTTATGATGAAGGCGTATGTTCCTGGATAATTAAACTTTATATTTCCCCCTCCATATTGAGTGACGGCTGTGTTGCTGAAAAAGGTGGTATAGCCGACGACACTTGAAAATGCTGAAAAGTTTACATAAGTCAAAGGGAGATTGAATTGGGGGATGGAGGGGGTCGTGACGGCCGGAACAGCCCTGAGCGGGGACGGACCGACATACAAGAGCGAGTTTGATGCGTTCGGTGTTGCCGAAGGGTTGTACTGAATCCAGCCGGATTGGGCGACCGTGAAGTTTGTGGGGCCGCCTCCGGGAAACGACCAGGTGGTTACGGGCTGACTACCTATGACGCCTTGACCCGAAAACCCGTTGGGATCGAGACCCCAGAAAGTTGCGACGGACGCCAAGTCGGCCGTCTTGACGGAGACTGTATTAACCGCTGAACTCAGGACAAACTGACCGAGCGAAGAGCTAAAGCTGATGTTGGCGGTGAGGCCACCACTGATCCATGAAGGAGAGGGGGCAGGGACGACAAAGTACGACTGGACGCCAATGGATGTCGTGAAGGGGCCGAAGCCGTTAAAATAAAGATACGGTTGAGGAGACTGGACAGTGGCGGGGATAGGCCACTTGTACTGGGTAGAATAAGGGAAGAGAAGGGGGAGAGTGACGGCAAGAGTCGTCGATTGGATCATGTCGCCTTTGAAAGGGATTCGACAAATGGCCTGACTTCCCCAATTTATGTTTTGATTCTGAAAAGGAATATTGAAAGACTGGACGCTAAAGGGGGTGTGTCTTCTGTAGACACCCTTGAAATACGTGACTTGAGGCGAGCCTGTCAAGAACACGTCTTGCATTCCGAGAGCGACGAGTTGTATCTCCCCTGCACTCATTCTAATAAGATGCTTGAAAAAAAGGAGAAAGAAACCAGTGCGCATCACTGTGATCCGCGTAGCGCTGAAGCCATAAATATGGCGACTTATCCCAGGAATGACTATACAGTTGCGAAAGTTTGATCCAAAGTCGATGGCCGACGACAAGGTCTGTATTTTCATCGGAAAGCGTGGAACCGGAAAGACGAGTCTCGTGACGGATATTCTTTGGCACAAGAAGCACCTGCCAGCGGGGATCGCCATGTCAGGCACGGAGGAGGGAAACGGCCACTATCGCCAGTTTATCCCAGACCTCTTTGTATACGGAGAATACAACAAGGATGCGATAGAGAAGATCATAGAACGCCAGAAAAGGAATATGGCTCTAGGGAAGTGCTCGCCCGTATTCATCCTTATGGACGATTGTATGTATGACAGAGCATTTATGAGAGATTCTTGTATTCGTCAGCTCTTTATGAATGGGCGCCACTGGAAGATATTCTTCATGATGACGACCCAGTATTGCATGGACATGACGCCAATGATTCGGACCAACGTAGATTATGTCTTTGTTCTTCGAGACAACGTTCGTCAGAATCGTGAAAATCTTTATAAAGCTTTTTTTGGAGTTTTCCCAACTTTCGACCAGTTCTGCCAGGTGATGGATGCATGTACTGAAAATTACGAGTGTCTTGTTCTCGACAACACCTCCAAAAGTAATGATGTCCACAATTGCGTATTCTATTACAAGGCGACTCTCAGGAAAAACTTTCGCTGTGGTTCAGCGGCGCTTTGGGACTATCACAGGCGCCACTACAACCCCAAGCATAGTCTTACAACAAGTAAAATGACTCTAGGGCGCAAGCCTGGCTCAGGAAAGATTGTGGTCAAGAAGGTCTAGAGACCGACCCGCAGGGTCGTGATCAGAGGGTCTGGACTCGGATCTCCCGTCCACAAGTGCTACGCACTTGGCTCCCAACCCGCGCTTACACTCTTTCTAAAAATTAAAAGTCAAGAATAAATGGAGCCCTACGATATGTCAGGAACTTCCGATATATCTTCTGTCATTCCACAGGGACTTGTGGAGACCCCGCCGAATCCACCGGAAAAAAACGTTGGAGAATCTCAAATGGCAGAGTTCTCTACATCTCTGGACGAGATCGTGCCACCAGGGCCGGGTATGCAGATGCAGAATCTGGCAATGGGTCAGCCACAGCAAATGGCGCCTCAGATGCCACAGCAGGCTCCACAGCGGTCGTCCAAGATTCCCTTCAATCTCACCCCCGAGCAGTATCTGTCTGCTCTGGCCGGGCTCGCAGCCGTCGTGGCTGGTTCAGCCCCTGTTCAGGAGCGCATCGCCTCCTTCTTCCCAACTATCGAGCCGGGGTCAACTACCGCCATGCTCATCACGGCCCTCGTAGCAGCTCTTGTCTTTTACGCTGCTCAGAGGTTTCTCTAGACCGACCCGAAGGGTCGGAAACCCTGCCCCCTTCGGATCTGAGTCCTGCGGACTCGTCTCTAGGGCTTGATGGACTCTCCGCAATAGGGCCCGACGTTGCCAGGGGTGTACAAGCCGTTGTCTGAACAATATTTTTTAAAATCTTTGAAATTATTCCAAAAGTTCGACGAGTGTTCGTATTCCGATACGGACGAGTGACACAGCTCGTGAATAAGCACGTGCATCGCTGTATTGACCCTCTTTTCTGGGTCAATACTCGGATCCATATCCATGCAGATGTATATCTCATACCCCTTGTTGACGTTGAAACCTATCGCCCCCTTGGCTTTGTTCCAGCCATTCATGGCAGTGAGGATAACGCGCCTCTTGATTGGTTCCCAGCGCGGGTCGAGGTCGGGATCTGTATACAGAGTCCACAGAAGTTGGTCATAACGCTTCTTGAGATCGGTCAGGAGAGGTGGTTGATCGTCGAGTGCCAATATGACCACTAGGGCTCCAAGTAACAGAACGCCCACGACGCTCTTCATCTACTCTTACGCAGACAAAATTTAGTATACAAATCCGAGATGAGTCCATTAGGCCTGGGGATCATGGGCTCCCACATGATGACCTCGAATCCAAGGCGCTCCAGAAACTCTGGCCCGTCAAGCATAGGCTCTTCACGCGGGCCATCTGCATAGAACGGGCCATCAGCCAGATTAACCCAGAGTCGTTCTCCTCGAATCTCCAATGTGTTTCCAAGGCGATCAGTCCATGGCTGTCCGTTTGTGAGCATCTCCGCCCTGGCCTTTTCAGGCACTATGCCTATGAGGAGCCCTCCAGGAGTCAAAACCCGCCTGATGGCTTCCAAAGACTCTGCGTAGGAGTCAACGATGTAATGAAGTGAAAAATTGTAACACAAAACATCAAAAGAATCCTCAACATGGCGGATATCTCCAGGGTCGAGAAAGCGGACCTGGCTACGAGTCTCCAGAGCGCGAACGCGAGCCTCTCGCATGGACTCGGCGTCTGGATCAATCGCAACTACTTCTCCCACATGTTTCAGCATCTTCCATTTATGAATATCGCCACCTCGCCCACAGCCACAATCGAGGACACGAGCTCCAGGCCATACATAGTTTCCTATAACTTCGCGTTTACACGCATTGTGCAGACGGCGCATCTCTTGCGTCATTTTACTTAAAAACAAAGAGCCCTCTACTTTTATATGGGTTCTCTCGAGCCAGACTACCTGACAATCCCCGGCCAGTTGTTCGCGTGCATCTCCTTCGTGGGTCCTGACCAGCCCCAGAAGAATGATCTTCTAGGAATGAAGATTCGAGGGTGCTTCTCAACTCGTGACGAGGCGTCCAGCCATGCCAAGCGTCTTCAGAAGGAGGATGGTCTATGTGATATCTATGTGGTAGATATGTACAAGTGGCTACTGATCCCCCCTAACCGCGACCAGATTGACAATGTCCACTATGCCAATGAGAAGCTCGAGGAGATTATGGTCAAGTATCGCGAGAACCAGTCTCAGGCCGCCTCCATGTTCGAGAAGCGCAAGCGCGACATGATGGTGAAGCCACTGGACGGTCCGTACCCATACGCTGACCCTTCTGACGAGAACTCCATCTACTACAACCGTCCAGACGTGCCACCCATTCCCCACCCGTCGGAGGTTCTGGACAAGCTCAAGGTTGAGTTTCCAGACAAGGATGAGGAGATCCTCCGGCGCATGGCGGACGCCGAGGTCAGCTTCGAGATCGCCAAGCGCAAGAAGGAGGACGAGGACCGTCGGCGTTCGGGCGCCGAGAATCCTGCTCTTCAGGGAACGACGAAGGACGGAGATCCGGTGACTCCCATAGACGAGATCGCGTCTCCTCCTGCAATTAATTTGTAGATAAGTTATAGATGTGGCTCACCATCATAGGACTAATAATAGTCGCGTGGCTTCTTGCGACTGCCTATGGTCGCCTGCCAATGCTCCAAGTCCCAAGTTGGGGTGATCCTTTCGCTAAACCTCCATATTATGATTATGACTTTATGAATACTGAAACAGATACTACTCGACGCGAGGGAGCCTGGGTAGGCTTTCTTCAAGAAGATGTGTACAAAAATAGAACTGGACCAATCGGAGACTTCGTGGGCAACGACTCTCCGAGTGATAAAGCACCCTTGTATTTTATTACAGCGTGAGCGAAGCTCACATACGACCATCAGTCGGTCTATTTCCCATGAATGACCATAGGTCTCATCGTCATCAAGACTCCCATGACGATTACACCTATCGCTATACCTACGAGTAGCTTGTTATCAAAATAGTTATTACTTCTTTCCTCGAACTGGAACCTTGGTTGGAACCTTACGGGGGGCGGTGGCTCCGGGAGCGGGTCCGGCTCTAGCCACCGTGGGTTGTACTCCTCTGGAGGAGGCGTCGGAATCCGAGTCTGATCCTGATCCATTGTCACTTTCGTCGCTCTCGTCTCTATCTGGAACAACGAACCCATCAAGATCACTATCGTCGTCATCCTCTAGCTCAGAATCACTGTATTCAATACCGGAACCAATAGCAGACTCCTCCTCGTCATAATCATCAGTAGCATAATCATCCTCGACCTTCTCGATAGGCTCGTAGCGAACAGGCGCTCGTACCGACCGGCCATAACGAGTACGAGTCTCAGCGATGGGAGCCACCGAGGGCTCCGCTGTCAACGGTTGCTCCGACAGGGTTTGCATCTATTGTGTACATGGGTTTTGAATCGTTTAAGTAGATCTTTATAGGCTGATCTGGTATAACTTCGTTCAAATATTTTGGCCTGAATACTGTTCCGTTCGCCACTGCGCGCTGATTCAGAATCACCTCTCCTTCATAGCCCAAACTGTCTGCTATCGCATTCACCTCATCCGTAAAGTTTGTATTCATGAGACCTATATTCCGTGCATGGTCTACGGCTCTATATAAGGGCCCTGGTGTTAGGTCCTTGTCAAACTCCCGGAGGCTCGTCCGGAACAACATCCATTCGTCCGGATCTAGCCCCGAGTACTTGTGAATCTTCTTTTCGAATTCCTGAAAACGTCCCGCGCCAGGTCGGGGGAAGAAGGTCCACAAGACGAGAGCCAGAAGGAGGATCCATACGAACAGATTCATTACTAATAGATGGCGGGAGAAAATGCTCGCGCCCAGAAAACTCGAGGCACTCTTCGTTGAGACATCTCTGGATGATACTTTTGCCATTTATGTAAAACCATATGTGATTCGACTTGTGAGTTCCCCGTATTCTCTCGCACCACTTCGAGTCTGTCTCTACACATAGCCCCTTCCCCTCGCCCTTTTTCGTTCTTCTCACGGCCCTAACGCGTGCCGACTCCTGGCCTTCCATGTTGTTTTGAATAAACTGCTCGAGACGCGAAGAGTCCGTGGCGAAGGAGGCTGGCTTGGCCCTCTCGGTCTCTCCCCCAGTCGTGCGGACCGAAAAGAGTTTCAGGGCATCCATACACGGCGCTGCGTTCAGGACCTTGCCATCTGGTATGGAACGCCAAGGGACATAGGCACCTCCCGCTCCCTTCTTCAAGGACCAGAGGCATCGCAGGCCGGCCCCTCTGTACACGCTTGCATCTATTGTCTCTGGCCAGTGATCCTCTTCGAGTTCCATGAGTATCTGAGTTCGCAAAGAGAGCGCTTCAGCCTTGTTCACAACGAGGTCTGGCCAGTGCATGTGTATACCAGACTTGACCTGCCCTTTGTCTTCGCGGGCAGGGGCCCGAGCCACGAAACAGCGCCCAGTTTCCGCCACGGAGTCGTAAATCTTCGTGCAAATGGAGAAGACATCTTCGTCGGATAGGGCGCTGTCGGCACGGTAGTCAATATCAACAAAAAACCGGAACTTTTCAGTTTTTTGTTCGACAACATAGAGTTTCTTACCACATGCGAGATCGGAGAGATAGGCTCTCCAAAAGTCGTTGAGATCGCGGTCGGGGACGTGAAGCTGACCTCCATTCATGAGAACGTGGGTCGGCGCCTCATCACCCTTGCGATTCCATTTTGAAATTTGCATCTTGTTATTATAGAGTTTCTTTCCTCTAAGACCGCCCCCACCCAAAAAAGTCGTCAAAAGCGCTACGGGGTTTGGGGGTGGCCGGAGGGGGCGTCACCTCTGCAGCATCCGCCGCCTCTTTCTTGGCCTCTTCCACCTCAATAAAGTGATACAACTGTTGCATAGAATACTTGAAAAAGTCTGATGGCGGAGTTGAGTCATCACCACGAAGATTCAAAAGACGGCGGATCAGTTGGTCCTTCTTTTGAGTCATTTGTTTTAAACTATTTTTTTATTTTTTTTGATTTAACCCATCACGGGCGGATAAAAAAAGGTTGTTTTTCAGGTTTTGCTAGAAACTTTTGAAACTGTGGGTTCCTGAGCACATGCGTTCGTATCATGTCCCAGAGGTCCCGCCGCCCCGTGATTCCTTCGAGTGTATCAAACTCGCAAGAATCATTCTCATCATAGTTCTTTCGAAA